GGCCTTCATCTCGTCGGCGGCCAGAACCTGCTCGCCGATCGAGCGGGGCCGGGTCTCATCGTCCGCGCCCTTGCGCGCGATCTTCTGCTCCAGCTCGTCGAGCCGGGCCTTGGCCTCGTTCATGCCGACAAGGGCCTCATCGGCCAGCTGCTTGGTGGCGGCCGAGAGGTCCTCGCCCTTCTGGGCCTTGCCCAGCGCTTCTTCAGCAAGGGCTTTGACCTGGTCGTGCTTGGCGTCGAACGCAGCCTTCACTTCGCCGGCAAGCTGCTCGGCGGTTTTGGTATCTGTCATGGATGTCTCCGGATGTTGGGGGTCAGGCGCGGACGGATCTGGCGAGCGCCGAAAGGAAGTCGTTGGAGGGACTGCCGGGCTCACCCCGGAGCAGGGAGCTCAGGCCCTTGCCGGCGATCGCGGCGGCCTGAGACTTCGAGAACCCTGCCTCGCGCAGGAAGTCCTCAAACTGGGAGAGGCTCGGCAGCTGGCCGGCCTCGATGATGGATTTGACCGAGGTGATCAGCGCCTTCTCATTCATCGGAATGGTGACCAGGCTGACCTCATGCAGGGCGACCTCGATCAGGTGGCGGGCCTTGCCCACCAGTCGCTCGCGAATGGCGCGGTAGCCGATCGAAAGGCCGCCGATTGCGCCGTCCTTGACCAGGCCATGGGCCTCGCGGCCGGTGCGGGTCGACATGGAGAACCGGCCCTTCACGAGCAGACCATCGCTGGTCTCCTCGAACCCGGTCCAGACGCCGGCGGGACGTTTCTGGTCGTGGTACATCAGCATCGGCACCGACTTTCGGCCGGCAATCGATGCGGCGATGGCGCCTGGCAGGATCACGTCGCCGCCGAAGTCGAGGTTGCCGTAGCCGGCCGCCAGACCTTCGATCTCGCCGTCATCGGCCAGGGCCTTGGCGTCCAGGACGAAGTCCAGCTCGCTCATTGGGGACCTCCTGAAGGTGTGGCTTGCTGCTGCTGACCGGCCTGGGTGATCGGCACGTTCTGCATCTGCATGCGGGGCTCATCGCCGCCCTCGACGGGGGGCAGGTTCTCGAGGCTGCGCACCTCGTTGATGGTCATGACGCCGTTGGTCAGCATCAGCTGGTAGAAGCTGGCCCGGGCAGCGCTGTCGGCGCGCAGCAGGCCTTCGAGATTGAACTCGATGGTGATGCCGGCCAGCCGGTCGGCGACCGAAAGGAGCTGTTTTTCAAGCGCCTGTTCGATGCGTTTGAGACGCCGGCGCAGGGTGAACTTCTGGAACCCCAGGGTCTGTTGTTCGAGCCCGGTGCCCCAGCTGGTGGTCTTTTCGGTATGGCCGACCATGAAGGGCGGCACGCCGAAGAACCGGCAGACTTCCTCCACCGAGAAGGCCCGGCTTTGCAGCATCTGGGCGTCTTCGGGGCTGATCGAGAGCTGGACCCAGTCCATGCCCCGGTCGAGCAGCATCGGCCGCCCAGCGTTGATCGCGCCTGCGAACTTCTCCTGCAGCAGCTCCTCGGCCTGTTTCCTCTGGTCGATGGTCAGGGTGTCGGCGGTCTTGAGGAGTCCTGATGGACGGACCCCGTTGCGGAATGTGTCGCCCGAGGCGCGTTCGATAGCCTGGGCCAGGCCAAAACTCTGGCGGCCGGCGCTCAATGTGGAGAGCCCGCCCAGCGGATTGCCGCCAAAGCCGCGGATGTGCAGCACCCGGTCCTGGCCTGCGATGATGCGCCGGCCCTGATCGACCCACTCATATTCCAGAGCGCCGGTTTCGAGGCGGCGGACCGTGACCAGTTCGGGCGTGATCGGCACGCCCAGCGCGATGATCCGGCCATTACGGGCCCGAACCACCTCGGCATAGGCATTGCCGTGCAGCTCCAGTGAGGCGCAGACGAATTCCCAGAAATCCAGCGCCGTCTGGTCGGCATTGGGGCTGTCGTGGAGGATACGGTAGAGCGGATGATCGCTCGCGACCGTGCGAGCGCCGTTCCGGGTGCGGTAGACCATCAGCGGCAGGGACGCGATCGTGCCGGCCAGCAGATTGACGCAGGCCCAAGCCGCCGCCAGCCCCAGCACCGAGGCAGTATTGACCGTCTCGCCGCTGGAGGTCGGGACACTGCCCAGCGCCCGGTAAAGACGCGGGTCGGTAAGGCCGATGGAGCGCGCCAGATAACTGACGGCCTTTTGAAGAAGGTTCACGCGGCCAGGCTCTTGAGCCAGTCGTCGATCGTCGCGCCCGTGTCGCTGGCCATGGCTGCTCCAATCGCCATGCAAAGCGCCACGGCTGCGTCGATCTTGTTGGTGGCCCTCTGTTTGGAGAGCCAATAATTGTCCCAGCGGTCGGTCTCGATGACCGCCGACATGATCGCCGAGATCAGCACCGGGCTCTTCTGCAGCCGGATGCGGCCCTCGAGCATCATCTCTTCGAGCTGGCGCACCGAGCCTGGCATCCACAGGCCCTGCGGCTCGCGGTCGGCGCTCTTGGCGGCCAGTTTCATGGCATCGGTCGGCTTGCCGCGCTTGGTGCCGCCTTGGGGGTGTTCGACGAACTCCAGATTGAGCCCGACTTCGGCAATGTCTTCCTCGAACCGGCGAAAGGCGTAGCGGTCGTAGGCGACCATCTGGACGTCGTAATCGCGGTCGTATTCGGCCAGCGCCTGGGCAACGTGCCGGAAATTGATGTTCTCGCCCTGCGGGGCGTGCAGGAAACCGTCCCGCACCCAGACCGGATAGGGCTGCTTGTCGCGCAGCGCCCGGGCCGCCAGCGTGTCGCCGGGTGTCCAGGCCTCGATCCAGGCGTCAAAACAGGGTTTGCCGTCCCGCTCGCCGGTCCTTTGAACGGCGGCCAGCGCGGTGATGTCGCGGTTCTGGCTGAGGTCGAGCCCCAGCCAGACCTTTGCGCCCGGGGTGGGCGTGATCTCGCAGAGCAACGGCTCCAGTGTGGCCCGCGTCATCCAGGCTGTTTCGGCGTCGGTCCAGACGCAGAAGTGAAGCCGCAGGATGCCGTTGAGCTGGCCCGGGATGGACCTGGCCTGGGCCACCACCTCGGAGAGGTATTCGGCCGTGATGGTCACGCCCAGCAGCGGGTTGGCCTTGATCCAGCAGTCCGGGTCGGTCAGCGGATCATCGCCGTCGTCGAGCGCGCAGACATAGGAAAAGGTCGTGTCGTCCAGGACCTCGCCCAGATAGGTGGGGTCGGTAAGGGCGTCGATATTGCCGGCGGCCACCTTGACCGCGTGTTCGTGTTCCTCCCAGGCGACCGAGTTCCGGTCCGAGCCGGAGTTGGTGATCATGAACAGCAGCGGCTCGCGCCGAAACTTGAACCCGCGCTCCAGCATCTCGATGATCGAGCGGTCGGGCAGCTCGTGGATCTCGTCCGCCAGCACGAAATATGGCCGAGGGCCCGAGCCGGTCTTGCCGGTATCGCGCGACACCGGCCGGAAGAACGAGCCCGACCCATGGTGGGCGATGTTGAACTCGCGCCCGGGACCACCGGAGAACTCCAGCCGTTTGGCCAGAGCCGGCGACTGGCGCACCATCTTCACCGCGTCGGAAAAGAGGATGCCGGCCTGTTCGCGCTTGGCCGCAGCCGCATAGATCTGCGCCCCGGCTTCGCCCGCGGCGGTCATGCCAAACAGGCCGATGCCGCCGGCGACCGGGGATTTGCCGTTGCCTTTGCCCTGCTCGATATAGGCCCGGCGAAACCGGCGTCGTCCGTCGGCGCGTTTCCAGCCGAACAGCGAGCCGATGATGAAGGCCTGGCTGGGTTCCAGATGGAACGGCTGGCCTTCGAACTGGCCCTCAGAAAGTTTGAGCACCTCCTCGAAGAAGCCGAAGGCATGGGCCGCAGCTTCGGGGTCAAAACAGATGCCGTCGGAGCGTTTCAGGTCGTCCAGATGCCGGCGGCAGGCGTTTCGAACATGGGGCCCGGCGACGATCTCGCCTGCGACCACGGCCCTGGCATAGGCGCTGGTGCGATCAGCCGAAGAAGCGGTCGGCGGGGTCGGCGTTTTGGTCCGACGCCTGGGTTTCGATGCGGGTTCTGGCACTGGGCGTCATCCCGAACTCGGCGGCGTATCGCATCATGTCGGAGGCGGCCTTGTTGGCGGTGCCCACGAGCGGGTTCTGGATGGCGTTGCCGTTGGAGGTCTTGATCATCAGGCCTCCGGTCAGCTGGTCCTTTTCGGCCATCTTGGCGATCGCCCGCTCGGCCTGGACCCAGCGGCCATAGGCCTGGGCGTAGGCTGCCAGCGCAGCGCGATCGACCTCGGAGAGAAGCCCGATCTTGTGCAGCCAGCTGGCCACTCGGTGCCATTCCTCCAGCGCATCGGCGGTCAGGTGGGGCGGCGGATCTGGCAGAGCCGGAATGGTCTTTGCCTCTTTGCGATTGATCGGCCGCTTGCCGCGGTTGCCCTCGATCAGTTTCAGATGGGTCGGCTTGGGTTTGGTCCCGGGTTTCACTGGGGCGGTCCTTCAACTATGCGTCACACCCAGCGGGCTCCCGCCTCCGCGCCAAGGTCGCCATGATACTTGCCCTGTTCCTCCTTGCCGCGGCCTCGGCTCAGCCCGTGGGCGAGACCTTCACCTGCACGCCCACCCGGGTGTGGGATGGCGACGGCCCGATCTGGTGTGCCGAAGGGCCGCGTATTCGTCTGGCCGGGATTGCGGCCCGGGAGATGGATGGCAGCTGCAGTCGCGGACATCCCTGTCCGTCTGCCTCGGCGGTCCAGGCCCGTGATGCCCTCGTCAGGCTGATCGGCCAGCGCGTTGGCGTCCATTCTCAGGGACACATCCTGGTGCGCGGTCCCGCCTTGACCTGTCGGTCTGAAGGCAGCGCCGGGGGTAGCCGGACTGCGGCCTGGTGCGTCTCGCCTCGCTCGGGAGACCTGTCCTGCGCCATGGTCAGGGGTGGCTGGGCTCTGCGATGGGATCGCTACTGGCGCAACCACCGCTGCTGACGCTGGCGACGACCTCATCGAACGTCCGTCCATCGCCCTCGAGCGTGGCGGCCTTGCCGGTGAAGTCCTGCCAGCGCTGGACGATGACGTCGGCGTATTTGGGATCGAGCTCCATCAACCGGCAGCGCCGGCCCTGCTGCTCGCAGGCGATCAGGGTCGAGCCAGAGCCGCCGAAGAGGTCGACCACCAGAGCGCCGCGGGCCGAGGAGTTCAGCAAGGCGCGCTCGATCAGGAGCGTCGGCTTGGTGGTGGGGTGAAGGTCGGAGACCCGTGGCCGGGCGATGTTCCAG